TCGTCGGACCTGCCCGATCGTTCGTCGGGTCGGGGGTCGTCTCGTGTGCGTCCATCTGGAGGTTCCTTTCGGTGCGTTGCCTAGGTTGGCAAGGCCAACCTTAGCGGCGAAAGGCGGGGTTGTCCACCGGTACTAAGGTACCCGGACCGCTAGTACTTAGAGCCCCCGCCATGCGGGCCTTCGTGCGCCAAGCGAAGGACCACCTGGCGCACGAAGTAAGTTCATACGAGGGCGGCGCGAGCCTTCTTCCCGGCGTTGAGCATCCGACGTTCGGTCTTGAGCTCGACGCGACCAACGTCACCCCGGGTCTTCGCCGCAGCCTCCCAGCGGTCAATGCCGGAGTTGTCTCGGAACAAGATCGCCCGCGACTCCCAGGTCTGCGCGGAGGGGTCCGTGTACACCCACCGCGGGAGACCGTCGTCATCGAGTTTCCTAGCCAACGCCTTCAGGCGGTGGTGCACCGCCAGATGGTGTGCTTCGTTGATGTCCTCCGTGATGGCGAACATCGCGTCAAGGTCCGGGTGGACCGGAGTCATGACCTCGTTGGCAACCTCGAGGTCTTCGAGGTACTTCCTGAGAATGTCGTCCCCAACATCCGTGTTGAGGAACGCTTTCTGTGTCTTCACGACACCCCTTTCTCGAGGTACCGAGCGATCTCGGCGATCTCGTTGATCTGGTTCCGGACCTCGGCGAGGTCTCGGTCTTCGAAACTGGTCTCCAGGAGCCAGTGCTTCGCGTCGCGCATGAAACCGAGCGCGTCGGTCACGGGGGCGAACCACTCCTCTTCCATCACCGCGGCGGCAATGGCATCGGCGTGAGCCACGTCTTGAGCTGTCCCGACAGGACCGAACGTCGGTACCTGACGAGGGGTGTAGGAGGCGGGGCGGGCGCGACCATCATCACCTTCCAACTTTCCAATAAGTGGAAAGTCGGCAGCGTCATTGTGCGCGGTCTGGACGGAAACACCGAATGTAGACGCGATGTCCTTGTAGGTCATCCCTCCTGCTCGGAGTTCCTTGGCTTCGGCACTGCGGTCGGCCCGTGGAAGGCTGATCACGCCGCCAAACTCGGCTTCAACGAGGTCTTCCCAGGTCGCGTACCCGAGGGCACGCCATCCCTGGCCGTTGCGGAGAGCGAGGATCTTCGGCGCGATGCCCGCGAGACCCGAACGGATCTCGTCGCACAAGCGCTGAGCGTCCTCGACTTCCATGAGGACTTCGATCTGAAGTGTCACTTCAGCCGCTCACGAAGGTCTTGCGCCGCCTTCTCGCGGTCGTAGGCCTGGTTGCGAAGGTCCTGGAGGCCGACTGCCGCCGCCTTCAGGACCTTCTCTTCGACAGAGACACCTGACGGTGGAGGCGGAACATTGATCTCAACGTGGAGATCGTCGTACGAAACTGCGACTTTGATCTGTGCCATGAGGCTCCTTTCCTGAGTTGGCTCGACGCGACGTGCGCCTAAGCCTATTGTCGCCATCGAACTGATGGTGTCCACAGTGGGAACGAAAGTACTAGTCATAGTCCAGAATGCGCGCCTTCCCGCCGTGGCGGGGCCAGAAGAGCGCCAGCCCGAGCGCCACGACGAGTGCCTCGTCCTCGGAGGTGATCTCGAAGCCGTGCTTGGCCACGCCGCCGCCCATGTAGAACACCAGCGAGCGGTCGAGCTCCCCGCGGTAGTCCAACCCCGGCTCGAACGCGACGCGCGACGCGCTGTAGGTCTGGAGGAAGCCACTGAAGAGGTCCTTGTAGATGCCGGCGCCCTCCATCGCGTGGGCCTTGTGGAGGCCGGCGGGCATCCGCTCGTTGAGAGCGACGCGGAGGGCCACGCCCTGCGGGCTTGTGGTGTCGACCATGACGCAGGGCTTCTCGTCCGCGATGTTCCTCACCAGCGCGACCACCCGGTCGGCGGCCTCTTCGACCGTCGGCGGGGTGATCCGGTCCACGTGGCCGACGATGTAAGAATATTCACGCTTCATGAGGCTCGTCCGACGCTCGAGGACCTCGGCCACGACGAGCCCCGTCCGACCGCCCTTCGGTGCCATGGCCACGCCGACCCGGAGCCTCATCGGGCGCGCCAGGCCAGGTAGGCCAGCGCCAGGAGTCCCGCGATGGCATAGACCAGCAGCCCGATGGCCACGGAGGCCGCGAAGACCTGCCACATCGCGGTGAAGTGGACGATCATGCGCTCGCCACGGGGCCGCCCCGCATCTTGCCCCAGACCCCGGCGGGCGCGTCCTGCTTCGTGAGCGTGTTGAGCTTGGTGGGGTCCACGAGCCCCACTCCAGCAGCGGTGAACTTGCCCTGGTATTCCTGCGCGTACTCCTCGGGGCCCAGTGTCGCGCGCTCGGAGGCCAGGAAGGCGGGGTCGATGGTCGTCACGTCCTCGGAGGAGACCTGAAACTTCGCCCAGAGCGGGTCTTGGGCCGTGAAGAGGTCGTAGAAGTGCCCGTAGGGCGCCGCCGGGGTGCTCTGAACGATGACCCGACCGCCGGTGGCCACGGTGGCCCGAGCGGCCAAGAACGTGTCGGGGTCGAGGAACGCTGCTTCATCGATCACGAGCAGGTCCGCGGTCCACCCTCGGACACTCTTCGCGCTCCCTGGCAATGACATGATCCGGGCGCCGTTGTCGAGGCCGATCACCGTGGCGGAGTCGAGCACCAGCTTCTCGCCGAGGCGCAGGAGCCCGTTCTTCGCCCGCAGCTTGACCTCCGTGGACTGCTTCATGGACGGAGACACGATGGCGGCGAGGCTGTTAGGTGTGGTCCGGGTCAGTTGTATGGCGAGGCAGGCGGCGCAGGTGGACGCGCCGACCTGGCGGCCTTTCAAGATGACGCAGTTCCTGTGCTCCCACAGGTACGGGATCTGCCACTTGAGCGGCGCGTACCCAAACGCCTGCTCGAACGTGTAGGTGGGGTCGATTGCCCCGAGATGCCGCTCGATGAGGAGCTGGTCAGCGTTCACGAGCGAGCTCGAGGTACCGCACGGCGCGGCGGAGGGACTCAATGTCGTCGCGGAAGAAGCCGAGGCCCGAGTTGCATTGGCGACAGATCATCCCGCGGAAGCACCCCTTGCACCCCTTTGTCGGGTCGTGTGGATGGCCCTCCGCCACGGCGCGGTCATGGTCGTGGTCGATCTCGAACCGGTCAGTCGGGACGCGCTGGCAGATCATGCAGACACCGCCCTGGAGCTGGATCTGGTACGCCACCTCTGCGGCGCTGAGCCCCTGGCCTCCGCCGTGCGCACCACCCAGTCGTTGCTTCCGTTGACCTCCATTCGGCGCCTTGTAGTGGCGCGGGACCGCTGCACGACAGTTCCTCGGGCACGTGACGACGTGAATGTGCTTCATTCGTGGCCGAGCCTGGCGCGCAGTGCCTTAGCGAGCGCCATTCTTGCTTCGGGGAACGGGCCGAGCGCCTCGTAGACCGCCGCCTCGTAGTCCTGCCACCCCTCCACGTCCTTATAGGTGGTGGCCTGGATCGCGACAGGGCCCTTGGCCTCGAGTTGCGCCTGGTAGAGCATGCGCAGCTCGCGGATCACGTCGGATCTTACTTGGCCGCGGGTGATCGCCCCCTCGAGCTTGGTGATGAGCCACTCGAGCTTCTCCTCGATGGTGCCGGTCAGCGGGAGTGGATCGCCGGAGCCAGCGGGCTGTACAACTTGCACAACATGGCCGTTGTGGAAGTGACGGTTCACGGCGTCCGGGAGCAGGGAGAACTGGCGCGCGATCCGCCGGCGCGACATGACAGCACGCTCGAGTTCAGCGTCGATCTGCTTCACCTGAGGCGATAGGCAGACGGAGCATGTGGAACCAATTGCAGGGCCGGTCATCGTTCGACTCCGGTGCTTGTGTACGCGCCTACGCGCGAGGGCGCGATGAGGGGCCGACGCGCAGTGATGAAGTGACGCCCGAATGCCTCAGGAGCCGCCTTCACGAGCGCCTCCCGTGTGTGGTACGGACGGGTACGGTGGGGTTCAATCTCGCGACCGGCCCTCTCACACTGCGGCGTCATCTGTTCTCGTCTCATGCTTGCATCCTATTCCACTCACTCATCAACATGCCCCGTCTCTCTCGCGGCCGTCTCTAGGGCATGTACTCTAGGGCCGCCCTCAGAATACCCGCCATGTAGCCTACTCATACGGCACCTCCGGAAGGACGCCATCTAGACTCCATACTCACTTTCATACTGTGCCCTCTGACCGTTCATACTCGGGTCCCATAGTAGGACCCCGAGAGTATGAACTTCGGGCTCACCCATAACTGGCTCATACTCGGGTTCATACTCTAGAAACGAGCTTAGCGAGAGCATCATAGGTGGCATTTAGCGGCATCCGAAACGAGTCAAGCGTAGCGGCTTGCGCATCCGCGAGCGCAACCAACTCGCTCGTGGACATGAGTTCGACAACCGCCGGAGGAACGAACGCAGTGCCCAATGCACTAGCATCCACTTCACCGGGCCAGATCAAGCACCCGGCATCAATGGCCTGCGCGAAGCGCGTGCGCCAGTAGCCACTCCCAGCAGACAGGTAGGGAGGGGACAGCACGCCCCAAGACTCCGCATAGTGCTGAAGGACTGCCGCCTCCGGCAGGACGGGCTGCGACATGCCAGCGATGACCGTGCCGCCGGGGTTCTTCTTCACCCCGCCCAATCGCAGGACATCCCACGACAAACCAAGTGAACTCGCCCATTTGTCGTGCTCTTGCAGTGAGGCCAGCACCCAACGCCGTTGCCGCACAAAGTCACTCGCTAAGTTCGTGGGCACCGTGGGGAAGAGGCTCTGTGGATCGAACGGCACAACGCGCGACAGCGAAGCACTCCGAGACACATCGAACAGTGTTGGGTTGCCCCAGCCCATCAACGGCACCATCACGGGTGCGCCGTTGATCGGCCCAGCAAGTGCCTTGCGCAAGCGCTCCTTGTCATGGGCTGAGATGCTCGCGTATTCCTTCGCGCGGAACCGCTCCGTGTGCAGCCGCCAGCCCTTGTCGCTCACCACGTGCCCCATGATGTCATCGGCCAGCCACTGTGAACGCCAGTCATCGACGTAGCGCAGCACCGGGATGCCCAACTCCTCCGCGTCGGCCATCACGCGCGCGGCTTCATGCGCGTAGGACGATGATAGCGAAGAGGTCCAACCAACCTGCACCATGACCAGGTCCTCAGATCCACTGAGAGGCTCGTCGTAGGGCACCCTGCGCGGTCCATCGACTTCATGGCCCAAGTGCCTCAGAGCCCGGCCTAGCCCGTCCGGGAGTGACGTGATGTCATAGCGAGTGCGGGTGCTTCCGATGCCGCGTGCGGCGAAACCCGTCATCAGGATCTTCACTATTGCACAGCTTTCTCAAGCTCAAACATGAACTTGTCTTTCGGCCACGTCCATGCGGCCATTTGCTCGCGTTGACGTTGGGCGAGTGCTTCGAGTTCATCATCACTCGCGGCTTCGATGTCTTCTAAGCTGTTAGTGAATGACGGGCCAATAGCCTCACCATCCAGCGGCGGCGGGAAGACAATAGCTCCGGCGAGAAGCGCGTAGGCATAGCGAACGCGCCACCAACCCGAACCATCTGTCTTTGACGGCGGGACTAACATCCCACGATGATCGGCGTAGGCTTGGATAAGTTCAGCTTCCGGAATGACTGGATGGTCGGTTCCGTGAGCTCCGCCACCACGTGGCTTAGGATCTCCGCCATACTGGGTCACGGGCCACGTAGGAGCGACTTCTGTTAGCCACTTCTGAGGGTTCTGGAACATGGCGATGACCCAAGCTCGTTGTCGTTCACGGTCCCACACTTCAGCAGGTGGGAGGATTGCGGTAGGGTCGACCGTGATGAGTTCAAAGCCAGGAGCTACACGTGACGCGCCGAAGAACTTACTGTGGTCACCCCAGTCATACATCGCCGTAAGCATCGGCCATGGGCAATTCGGAAGCGCAATCCGAGAGAGAGCTTCACGAGTGAGGTCTACTTGTTCTGAAGTCATCGTCGCGTACTCTCGACCACGAAAGCCGCGAGTATGCTTCTCCCAAGCTGCATCATTCAGCACAGCTACGTCGATGTCTTTCGTGATGATCGAGGCCGCGCGATCATCAACATAGAGAATGGCACGATCTCCGAGCTTAGCCAAAGCAAGCCCCGTCTCGTGTGAATGGCCAGATGACAGCGAACTCACCCAGTTTACGAGCACAAGCGCGCGGTCGTACTCATCGAGGTCTTCCTCGTGTCGAGTGGTTCGCATATCAACCTCATGGCCGAGTTCACGAAGGGCATCACGATACATCGCGGGTAGCGAGATGTAGTCGTACTTGACCTTCGTGGACCCGACCGCACGGGCTGTCATGCCCGTCATGAGGATCTTCATAGATTGTCCACAAGCTCCTTTCAGTGTGGGGTGAGGTCGTGCCAGACCCTACCGCCGCGCATCACAGCGTAGGGCTGGTCGGACTTCTTCTGGGCGCTAAGTCGGTTGCTGATGCTCTGTTGCTCCACCGCGAGGCCACCGTCGATGAGCATCGCCGCATGGATCTGGCTCGCCGTGCCGAAGTGGCCGATGGACGCGATGGCGAGCGCAATGCGAGTGTCGAGGCCCTCAACGACGGCATCGAACTCGAGCTCATGCGGCAGTCCCGTTGTCACCCAGTCCCATGGCACATCTTGCGGCGCGAACGGCGCGACCTGGTTGGTCTTCTTGCACGTGACCCGTCGTGGGCTGCCGTAGTTCTTCGGGTCGGACAGCGCCACGTTGATGGTGATGCGCGCGCCGTTGCTCCAGAACACCGAACCGAACGGGTGCTTGGGTGCCGGTTCGACCTTCGTGGTATGTGCTAGTGAAAGCACCGGCACTGGCAGTTGAGCGATGGCCAATGAATACTTCGCCGCCGTGCTGCTCCGCTCGACTTCCTCGCCCACGCACGCGTAGGTGATGCTGTCCACGATGACGTAGTCCGTGTGGAACTCCTGGATGGCCGTGCGGATGTCACCGACCTCATCCCAGATGGCGCGAGTGGGCTGGTTGTAGCGGACCATGTCCGTGGCCGTGTCTTCGCCGAACGTGCTGATGCGCGGCTTCCATTCGTGCTGGGCGTTCTTCTCCCAGTCAAGCACGAGCACGCGCTTGCCGAGCTGCGTGAGTTGCGTTGCCCACCACGCAGCGATCACGCCCTTGCCGGTGCCACCGTCACCGAACAGGATCGTGTGGGCAGTGGGGTGCAGGAAGCCGAGCAAGAGCTCTGTCTCGGGAGCCGTGGGCACGCTGGTCAGCACGGGGTAGTCTTCCTCGAGGTTGTCACTCGCGTAGGTCGGAAGTGTGTCGTCACCCGACAACCAACGTTCACGCCAATCCTTTGGTCCGCCGACGAACGGATCAGCGAGTTGGGCTACGACAGCACCGATGCCGGCTTCTCGCGCGTTGGCCAACACCTCGGCGGTAGCCTTCTGGCCGGCTTTGTCGTTGTCATACGCGATGACGACGCGATCCACGCCCTTGCGCTTCAGCGCGTGGAACTCATCCACGGTGAGCAGCGTGGTGGCGGAACCGGCGGTGTATGCCGGCAACCCGTACCCCAACCGCATCACGATGACGTCCGACTCACCCTCACAGAGCCAGATCTCCTCTGCGGGTTCGAGCAACGGCCAGAGCCTCGGCGGTGTCGCGCCCTTCGGCGTCCAGCGCCTGTCCGCGGTGCCGGCCTTCCGGCCCTTCCACACGCGGCCGTCGGGCCAGCCGTGCTCCAGCCACTCACCATCTACTCGGACAACGAGCGACTCGATGTCGGCCCACGGAATGCCGCAGTACTCACTGTACCAGGCGGCGGGGTCGAGTTCGACGTTAGCGGGTACTACTGCCGATGTTCGCCGCTTGCGGATAACAGGAGCCGTTACCTCTTCCTGTTGTGGCTCCTCATCGGCCGTGTCATCTGTCGTTGTGAGGGCAGCAACGATGTCGTCGTACTTCGCGGAACACCCGAAGCACTTCAGTAGCGCTCGGCCGTTGTGCTCTGTGATGTGAAGATTATCAGCGCTGCGACACACGGGGCACGCCGCGTGAACATCCCTCATTCCAGGAGTCGTTGTGTTCTCACGGGCCACTTCGACCCGCTCTAGGAACCAATCCATGTCCTGAACCGTCATCGGTGAGACCCTCTGAGGGCGCCTAGAACCGGCCATCCACGTGGAGAAACCGGTCGGGTGTGCGATCCGTCATCTTCCGGATCTTCGTGCGTTGGCAGTCGGTATTCATGGATATGGACCCATGTGCTGTCAACCGGATGGACGTTGGCAAGAGACGTCACGGAAGCAGTGAGAGATGCCATCAATGAGCCTCAGTATCCGCCCAAGTTGGGCCCCACTCGAAGTCCACTTTCAACGGCACACCCATGAAGTCAACCTCCATGATGCTGCGGCAAAGTATCTCGAGTGCTGCCACCGCCGAGTCCGCTACGTCAACGCAGATGCTGTCATGGACGGGGAACATCACCACCGCGTCGATGCCCGCCTCCCGCACTCGGCGCTGCAGCTCGACGAACGCTCGGAGGCAGATGTCGCTGGCCGCGGACTGGATCGGGGTGTTCACGGCCTGGCGCCGGATGCTCGCTGCCTCGTTGGTGTCGAAGTACGGGAAGCGCCGCCGCCGACCGAAGGGGCTGGCGACGAAGCCGGCTACCGGGGCGGTCTGGTGCACCGACGCGATCCAGGCATCCAGGTCGGGGTAGGACGCCAGGAACTTGGTGATGAAGGCCGCCGCCACTTCCTCGGTCCAGCGGGTCATATGGAGCTCCCGCTCGGCGTAGTCCATCTCCGCTCCACCGGCGATGGCCTTCGCTGACCTGCCGTACAGGATGCCGAACGCGACGGCCTTGGCCAGGTAGCGCTCGGGCTTCGTGATGTCCTCGGGAGCCTTGCTGAAGATGCTCGAGGCCACTTCGCGGTGCACGTCACGACCGCCGGTGAAGACCGCCGTGAAAGCTGGGTCCGACGAGATACCGGCCGCCACACGGAGCTCGAGTTGCGAGTAGTCGACCTCCACCCATTGCCGCCCCGGTTCGGTCCGGAACGCGCGGCGCATCGGGTTGTGCACCCACTCGCCGGAGCGAAGCTTGTAGCGCATCTGGCCGTTGTAGAGCTCCCGGTCATCCACCGCGGGGACGTTCTGGAGGTTAGGCTCGCGCGAGGAGAGCCGGCCGGTCGACGTGCCGTGGAGCAGGAACGAGGCGCGCAGGCGGCCGTCGTCATCCATGCGGTCGAGGATCGCCTTCTGGTACGTGGAGATGAGCTTCACGTCCTTCATGAGGCGGTCGAGCGACATCAGCCACCCGGCTTGCCGGTACCACGCGCCACCGCGGATCCGGTACTTGGCGATGGCCGCGGCCTTGTGGTCCTTGTCCGTGCTCCGGTCGTTCTCGATGAGGCGGCCGTTACGGCGCATGTCCGGCGTCATGCCCCACTCGTCGTACATCGCGTCGGCGACCTGCATCGGCGCCAGCACGTTGTCGACCACCACGGTGGGCGTGAGGGGGATGATCGCCTTCTCGAGTGCGGCGCGACGCCGAGCAACCCGCGCGGTGATCTTGACCAGCAGCGCTTCGATCCACGCGCGGTCGACGGGTGCCCCGGCGGACTCAGCACGGGCTAGAGCCACTGAGGCGGGCATCAGCAGCGTGTCGTGCGCGGACATCAACGCGCCCGTCTCAGCATCGGCCTCGTCCTTCAGGTCGAGGAACAGCCGAGCGGTGTAGACCACGTCCTTGCCGAGGTACACGTGGAGCTCATCGCGCGCCGCAGCGCTGGCCTCTTCGGCGTCCTTGCCGAAGTCGAAACCGTACTGCAGGTCGTAGCGTTGTGCTACAAGGTCCTTGAGGCCACTCCCTCGCGCCCTCGACCGCGGGCCGGTGTTTCGTTCGTCCGCCAGGTGAGCGACGAGTAGAGTGTCTCCTAGCCATGCAGCCTCCGGAGGCCAGTCAATGATGCGCTGGAGGAACTGCATGTCGAACTTGAAGTTGTGCCCGACGGAGCGGCGGGTCTGACGCCAGATCGCGTCCCAGAGCAGGTCCCAGGAGGCCTGGTCCTCGAGGCACTTGTCGGTGGCGATGACCGCCACGCCCGAGTCCCGGTCGTACACGGCGCCGAGGCCTACGGCCGTCATTGTGTCGCGGTAGGGTGAGAGGCCCGTGGTCTCCACGTCCACACCCACCACGCTCGCGCCCTCGAGCACCTGGAGCGCGTCCTCGAGATCGGTCGCGGTCTCGCACACGTGGAGCTCGATGTCCATCTCGGGGAGTGGCTCAGACTGCGAGAGTGCCTTGTAGAGCACGTTTGCGAAGTCTCGGTGCAGATCCGACGAACCACGGCCGACAACCTGCCACGGTGCGATGGTCGGGACCCACGGGATGCGGCGGCAACCGGGGCCGGAGTGGTCGGCGACCCCGCACACGTCGAGCCAGCGCATGCGGCCGTGCTCGTTCTTCAGCGCGATGGGCTCACCGAGGAGGGCGTGCAGCGGGTCGCGGCCGAGGGACACGATCATGTCCGGCGCCGCGTCATAGATGCGGTTCAGCAGATCCGGCCGCGCGTCGCGCAGAGCCTGGATGGGAAGGGCGCCCTTCGGCGCGTCGGGGAGGGCGGCGATGTAGACCACCTCTGGCGACGCAATCCCGATGGCGGCGGCGCAGGCGTCGATGGTGGCTTGCGTGTAGCGGTCGACGGTGTGCGCGTTCTTCTGCCCGTTGCCCGTGATGAGGGCGAGTTTCATTCGTGTCTCCTACGATGAGGGACTGGGGGTGGAGCCGGCGGCGTGCCCGTACCGCCGGCCCCGAGGGTGAAAGCTAGCGGAGCGACCGACGCTGCGGAGCGGGACGAGCGGCCGTCTCGGCGGCACGGACGACGCGGCGCGGTGCCGCGGCGACGGGGGCGGCCACGACGACCTCCTCCTCTTCCTCGATCTCCTCCTCGACCGCCGCGACGGCGACCGGGGCAGGACGGGTGGCTCGAACCGGCGCAGGCGCCGCGGCCACCGGTTCGCTCATGTCGTCCTCGACGGACACGAGCTCGGTGCGATCCCGGGTGCCGTCCTTCGACACCTGGAAGATGACCTGGACACCGACGAGGTCCGGCTCGAGAAGCTCATTCGTGGTGTCGTCCACGTCGAACTCGGGAACGTCCCCGAGGCCGAACTTGGCGAACCAGAGCTTCATGCGGTAGAGGGCCTTCGGCGAGAAGCTCAGGAACTCGGACTGCTTCCGGCCCAGGAAGTCGCCCTCTTCGATGACGGTGTAGGTCACCATCAGCGACGCGAACTTGCCCTGCTCCTTGGCTTCCCGGTACCCGATCTTGTCGATCTGGCCGAGGTACGTGCCGGTGGGCACGTTCTCGAAGGCCTCGACGGCCCCGAGGTTCACGGCGATTATCGGAATGGTGTAGCTCCTTTCAGGTTGTCTACGATGCTGTCGTAGATCTTGTGGCACGATGAGCACAGGCGGATGTAGTCACCCCATTCTACTTGTATCCCAACGCGTCGAGCAACTTTGTGATCGTTGGGTCAACGATCTCACTGGGCACCGTAGTGTTCCACGGAGTTCTGGTCTTGCACGAGAACTTTGGGTAATCATGCAGGAGCAGGATACGTTGGGCCCCTCCCGTGTCGGGGTTGTCTTCAAGGGCGAGGTAAGCAACCACATCCATGATGCCGGGCAGCTCGTTGGCGAACTGGCCCTGCATCGAGGGTGCTTTGACTGAGCCGACGCGCGCCACCATCTCGTCCTTCGACAGGGCGGTCATGAACACGTGCATCGGGAGCATCTTCACGTACTCACGCACGATCCGACGCATACGGACAAGGACGATGCCCCAGTCCTGCTGAGCGAGCTGGTCCGGGTCCGCTCGGTTGACGGTGTCCGTCCCCAGGATCTGCAGCAAGGTGCTGATCTGGGTCTCGGTGATGCTGTCGACGCCGACGGACTTGTACGGGGTGTCCGCACGTCGGAGCTGCTTGTACACATCCTCGTAGTCCTTGCCGTCCCGGATGTCGAACACGTCGATATCCAGGCCAGAAAGAGTCATCTCGCCGCCTTCGAACGAGAGGAACGCCATCGGGAAGGTACGCGGGTCCTCCTGCGCGGTGCCGAGGAACCTGGTCTTGCCGTGGCCTGCGGGGCTGTGGATGAGGGCCTTGAGATACTTCGCGTCTTCGGGCTTCCGAGCCTTGACGGCCATCAGTGGAAGCCGACGATGTGGAGCCCGATGCCGAACGCCGCGCCGAGGATAGCAACGCAACCGCCGAGGATCAACAGGACCATCAAGCAGCCACAACCTTGTACGGGCGTCGATGCGGGCACCGGCCTAAGTGGTCGGGTCATAGCGCTCCTTTCGTGGGGAATGATCGTACCACGGGATCATCGCCTTGGATCGGCGATGACGTACCCGGCCTGGATGATCGCGGCAACGTCGCCGTCATCCTGGATCGTGGTGCAGATGGCCCGGACGGGACACCGCGAGCAGTTGTCGCTGGTCGGGTTCGGGTAGGCTCGCGACGGGTCGGCGCCCACCGCCTGCATGTCCGTGAACTCCCAGTAGAGGTCGCGCTCGAACGCGGCCATCTGGCCTGGCGTGCGGAACACCGCCTCACGACGGAAGAGGCGATCCTCACCGCTCTCCTCGAGCTGGACGAGGTACGCGATGAAGTCGACGTAGTCCGCGATGTCGAGGCCGCGCAGTGCGATCTCGGCGCGGTACATCGCCGCCGTCGTGACCATACCCTTGGCCTTGGAGAGCTTCCCGGACTTTAGCAGCGCGGGTGGCTTCGGCGCGCGCTTCATGGACACGTTGTAGATGGCCTTCTCGGGGAAGTTCCCCGTGGCCTGCCACCACGCGAAGACCTCGGCAGTGAGCTGGTCATCGAGGTCGAGGTGGGCCGAGGGCATCACCCGCGACGCTGTCTTGTGGTCGCACACGACGAGCTCGCCGTCCTTCATGCCCACCACGTCGGCCTGGACGGACAGGGTGCCCACAGCGTCGCCCGTGTCGGGGTGGACGATGTCGACGTTGACCCGGAACTCGACGGCGATGACCTCATCGAGGAGCGGGTCGGTTCGTTCGTGCTCGAGGTAGTTCTGGAGCATCTCCATCCCGAGCTCGCCAGCGTCGCGGAACATCTGCTCCCCATACGCGAAGAGCGACCCGAGCTGCTCCTTGATCCGGGCCATATACTCGTCGTAGGCGGCCTGGTAGGCGTCGAGCGCGAGGGTGTCGCGGTCCTCGGGCGTGAGGTCGGCGATCTTCTGTGCCCGGTAGTAGGCCTCGAGGCCACTGTGGTAGATCGTCCCGAGGAAGAAGTGGACGTTGGGCTCCTGCCGGTCGAGCCGGTGCGCGACGGTCAGGAACCACTGGCGCCGGCACTTCCGGAAGCCAGCCCGCTCGGTGGCCGAGGTGGACGTGATGTCGACGGGCGTCCGCCACTCCTCGCCGGTGGGGGCCTTCACGCGAGGCCTCGCGCGAAGAGCGCCATCTTGTAGGCGTTCTTCTGGTCGAGTGTGAGCGGCACCCCGCCGTAGCGCCATGGGCACTTCACGGCGCGCGTCGGCGGCCGCCACTCGTTCGGCCACACGGTCTGGACGTGCAACTCGTAGATCTCTTCGAGTGTCGCCAGGATCGCACCGCGGATGACCATCTCCCGCGTCGGGCCCGGCTTCTCTCCGGCGACCACGCACGAGAGCGTGTAGCCGCTGAGGTGGAGCCTGCGGATCAGCGCGTCGAGGCGCCCCGGGATCTCATCCACGGCCCAGACCCCGGTGCCGGCAAGTGCCCCGTCGGGCGAGATGAGGGCCCAGGCCGAGGCAATGCCCGGGTCGATGGCCAACGTGAGCTCTTTCATTCGGTCTCCTTCTTTGTTCTGCGGATGCGACGCTCGCCCGGCCCAGCCGAGGCGTTCGGCGCGTAGGTGATCTTCTTCCCCGGGGTCCATGCCGGTGGCGGCGGGCCGCCTGAGAGGGCTTCCAGGTCGTCGGCCAACGAGGTCAGCGCGGCGATGGACCGCCGCAGGATCATGACCTCGCGCTGGACGGCTTCCTGCGGGGCATCGTTCGGGAACGGGAGCCGCCCATCGTACTTCGGGAGCACCACCGGGCGAGCGGCGATGCGCGCGGCGAGTTCGGCGGCCAGAGTGTCGCGGCGGTCTTGCTGCGTGGTCACTTCAGCCACGCCTCGATGGTTGGCCAGTCCGATGGCCGCCACACGAAGGCCATGCACCCGCAGTCCCGCAGTCGCTCGAGCCACACGTCCTGCTCGGGCGACGTCTTCCCCAACTCCCGCTTCAACTCGGCGTAGATCGGCGCGAAGCCGGCCTTGTAGAGCGAGAGGTCCGGGAAGCCGCGAGCGTCGCCCGAGATGGCCGTGGCGAAGATCGGCGTGCCGTCCGGCTTCGAGCCCATGCTCGAGGCGTGGAACGACACAACGGCCCATCCGTGCTTCCGGGCGAACCGGACGACGCGCGACTGCCAGGTCTTCTCGAGGATCGCCCGCAGCCGGCGATCTTCGTCCGTGAGGCGGCGTGCAAGGGCCCTCTCAGAGGACGCCAGGGTCACTCTAGGCGCACTTGCCTGCGAAGTCGAAGAACTACGCGCCCGGGTCCTTGACACGCCTAGGCTCCCGGTTCTAGAACGGCCTGACAGAAGGCCTCGAACTCGGTCTCCGCCACGAAGCCAACGGGATCGAGGCACAGGCGCCGAGCGCGCGACGAGATGTCCGCGATGGAGCCCTCGCCGCCCCACAGGTCGCCCGTGATGCCGGGCTCGGTGTCGGGCGCGCCGACGAGCAGGGCCTTGGCGCGGTCCCGCTCGTAGAGGTGGAGCGACGAAGCCGAGTGGACGTAGGTGCCCGGCTCGAGGCCGAGTGCCTGCGCGACACTGCACTGGAGGATGGCGAACTGGGTCAGGTCATAGGGCGTGCCGAGCCAGATGTCGTTCGAGCGCATCACCGCCCGCATCTCGAGCTTGGCATCGCGGACAAGGAAGTGGAGCACGAACGTGCAGGGGATGTCGCGCTTGGCGACACCGAGGTCTGAGCGGCTGTCGAAGATCGACAACGCCGCCTGGCGTGTGTCGGGATCACGCTCGAGGAGTTCCACGAGGTCGCCGAGGCGGCCGTGGACACGCGCGCCGTAGGAGCCGTGGAAGACTCCCGCGTCGGTGAACTCGACGAACTTCTTGACCCGTGACGTGAACAGCTCCGGGACCGAGAACTGGCCGACGAGCGACAAGCCCTCGAGGACGCCGATCACGTTGGCGAAGGTGCGCCCCGCAGCCACGACGGGGAAGGAGCGTGGATCGCACACCGCGAACTGCCTCCACCGGCGCTCGGAGGTGGCCTGGCCGCGTGGAGAGACCTCCTCGCCGAACCGGCGGATGCCCTCGAGCTCGGCCACCCAGGCCTCGGAGAAGGTGTCGTAGTACCTCATGCCTTCACCCACTTCGCGCCATGAGTGACTTCGGGGCGGTAGGTGTAACCGTTGGCCTCGAGAACTTGGTTGCGATGACTAAGAATACGACTGTTCATCGTGATGCCAACGCGGAAGAGGGCTCGGTCTGACGGGTAGATGCCTGCGTCCAGCATCCGTTGAACAATGTCCTTGACGTCTTGCGCGTTCATGCTTTCGCCGCCTCCCGGTCGGCCTCGGACGTCGAGGACCAGCGGTCATCGATACCCGTGTTGGTGTGGTAGTACTCGGACTGGAAGAGGACCTGAGCGAGTGCCTGGTCGATGTGCGGGAGACCCGTCTCCGGGTCGAGGTCCTGGCCGTCGGCGAAGGCCAGCAGGTGGCGCATCGCCGACCCGAGGGTGTCCGACCACCGGAGGCCGAGGCGCCAGTTGTTGGGCTTGTACTTCTTCGCGCCGAAGGCGAGGACGTGACCGACGCCGATGAGCGGCTTCGACGGGATGAGATCGACCCGCGGCTTGCTCGCGTTGTCCTTCACGCCGCCGGTCACCTGACGCTGTCGCTCGGGGTTGTCCTCGTAGGACTGGAAGACCTCGTCCGGTGTCTGGGTGTTCTCGATGTGGACGCGCGGCGACTGGAAGCCGGGCGCGTTGCGGACGGCCATCGGGACCGGCGTATGCCAGGGGAGGACTTCCTCGCGGATGTCAACCGACATGTCGGCGTGGTCGGGGAAGAGGTCGGCGTGGTCGGGGAAGAGGTCGATGAACTCGCTGAGTTCGATGTGCATGAGGCCCAGTGCCTCGGCCACGGCGACTTCGCACCGAGCGCCGCGCGACGTCTTCCACCCGGGGAGCGTGATGATGGCCTCGATGCCGTCGTCGGCCAGGATCCGGAAGTCGCGCGCGAGGTACGCGCTCCACCCACCGTCCGAAGGCGGCAGATCCGCGTGGTCGCCGTTGAGCGACGTCAGGAGCTGAGCGCGGGTGACGGGCCCGTCAACTTCCGCCGGCGAGACCACCTCGAAGTCGAGTTCCCGCAGGATCTTGGCGGCGTGGTCGAAGGCGGGGATGTTGAAGGCCTTGATGCCCGACATCGGGCCGGCGAGGTACGCTTTCATGCGCGCTCCTTTCGAGCGGTGTACCCGTCGTGCTGACGGGCACGGTTCACGGCCTGCTTGGCCTGGTAGGCGGCGGCCCACTCGTCGTCGGTCACCCCGACGGCGATGAGCATGTTGCCCATGAAGTGGGCGATGTCTACGAGCTCGCCGAGGAGGCGGTCGCGGTTGACGAACGGGCCATCCGAGGCCCAGTGCTTCCACGAGAACTCGCGGGTCGCCTCGCCGAGCTCGACGAACGCCGCAAGAGCGTTCCACTTGAGCGACTCGGCTTGGGCCTGGACGGATCCGCGAGTTGCGTCGGGATCGGCGCCGTAGGCTTCGCGCTGGAGGGCTTCGGTGCTGGCGAGCCAACGCCAGGGTTCTTCGGGTGGTGGTACGTGGCCTCGATGACTCGGGTCTTGGGGCATGCGGCTCCTTCTTTCGGGTTGAGGTGGAGGTGCAGGTCGAGCGTGTAATCGCCGGTCTTGCACCACGAGCAGAAGCCGCCTGCGAGCTCGCAGTGGCCGCAGATCTGGCAGCGCGCATAGAGCTCGGAGATGATCTGGCCCGTGACGGCGGACGAACGCGCCAAGGCGGATCGTTCAGCCCGCATCTCGCGGTACTCTTCAATGGTCAGTTCGGGGATCATGAGAGGTCTCCTTCCAGGTTGGCCTGCGTGGCGGTAGGTTCGGTCGAGGCGTTGGTCGCCTCTGAAGACGTGTATTCCATCGGCTCCTCCTGGTTCGTCGCGCTGAGTGGATCTGAGGCCGTCGTTGCCGGCACGTCGAGGTACAACTTGTACGTAGCGCAGAAGAAACGGCCGTTGCGTTCGTTGACGCGGGGTTCGTGGCGGTGGTTCGTCGTCATCGCCCGCTCGTGATCTTCGCGAAGAGGTCGGCCAGCCCGCGAGCGGTGGCGGTCATCGATCCCGCCCACGGGACGGTGTTCCCGCGGCCGAACCGAGCGACCTGCGCGGCGGGCGAGAAGCCCCACCCGAAGGAGACGGACTTGACGACGACTCCGAGCTTCCGGGCCTCGTCCACGCGCTGGTTCATGTTGTTGTCACCCGCGCCGTCCGAGGCGAAGATGATGACCGGGGTCTCGTCGTGTCGGCGGGCCTTGAGGATCGCCCGAGCGGACCAACTCATCGCGGTCGCGTCGGGCGTCCCGCCCATCCGAAGACCCGTTACCCGGAAGATCTCGTTGACGTCCTGGCCGCTCTCCCAGACCTTCGCGACACCCGTGCCGGCGGGCGACGGGCGGAACGGGTAGGACCAGCCCCAGACCGCCATCCGCACCGACGGGGTACCGCCCGTGGCGGCCGCGATGGCGTGCGCGACGGAAGCCGCATCCTCGATGGTCCCGCCTCTCATCGAGGATGAGCAGTCGATCATCAGCCAGACCAGGTACTTCCCGGGCGCCGGGGCGGTGCGGCGTTCGAAGATGCGCGCGTCACCCGAGGCGAGGCGGGAGAGGCCCGACTGGTCGAGGCGTCCGCGCTTCTGGAAGCCCGTCGTGTCGGTGTTCCCGGTCCGCGAGCGGAGGATCGCGTTGCGGATGTAGCGCATCGCCATCGAGCTCGGGGCGCCTGCCCGACCGTGCGAGATGCCGCGGACGGAGCGGGCCACGTCGACCGCGTTCCCGTGCCCGTCGTCCTCGACGTTCCGGGAGTTGGCGATCATGTGGTCCGCGTCCTGCTTGAGACCGCGGATGTCGCCGGCGTCGACACCTTCCTGCTTCGCGGCCTTGTCAACGGCCTCGCTGCCCGAGCAATCGGGGAGCTTGTCGGCGTACAGGCGGGCGGACGGATCGGCGTCCTGCGTGGCCTCGTTGAGATCGTCGTCGGACATCCCGGACCCGGAGGCGTCCTTGCTCTCGGAGGTGGATGCCGTTTCGGCTTCGGGAGCGGGGTTCGACTGAGTGACCTCAGCGTCCTCGCCGGCGTCCTCGAGCTCGTCGTCCGCGTCCACGTTCGGTTGCGAGGCGGCTTCGCTCGCGGCGCCCGCCGCGGAACCGGACATCTTCGCCTGGTTGGCGGCCTTCGGAGCGGGCGCCGGCTTGGTGTCGGCGATATGCTGGAGGGCCTCGCGGATGAAGCCGACGTGGCGGGCGGGAGCGTCTTCCTTCGAGCCGCGTTCGGCCCAATCGGTCCACCAGGTCCGCTCGACCATCGTCTCGGCGGTCCAGACCGCGCAGGACGGGTAGCGGATCGCGGCGATGGCCAGGTTGGTCGGCTCGGCGAGCGTGACCTTCCAGTGGCCGTGCTTCGCGGTCGAGGCCTTGCCGACGTAGTCGAGGACGGGCTCGAAGACCCCGGCGTACCCGGGGTAGTCGGCGATGAACCGGCGCTCAATGCGCACGTCGTCGAGGACGTTCGAGAGGCGGTCCGCGACTCGGTTCCCGGGGAACGTGTCCTGGACGGCCTTCGCGGTGCGCTTCCCGTAGCGCGGGTGGCTGATCTCGTGGACCGCGAGGCCCGTGAGGATGAGGCCCGCCTGCTCGGCGGTGAGGTTCGAGTCGGCGATCGGAGCGGGCGTGATGACGACGGTGCGCGCCTTCGTGTCGGTGCCAGCGGTCTCGGTCGCGGCGTTGAAGTTGACGATGTACTTGCCGTCGCGTGCGAAGGCGTTGACGAACGTCTGGACCATCCCGTGCGCCACGACGGTGTCGTTGGCGATGTCGCTCTGCGTGCGGTACCCGGCGCGGAACGAGTGGCCGCCCCACATCGAGGCGAGGTACCCGTGGTCGGCGGGCGCGACGGTCTCGAGCTCCGGGGAGTCGAAGTCGTCCAGGTCCTGGAGGTTGAGGTCGGTCATCGAGAGGTTCCTTTCGGGGTCGAGTGCCTTCGTGGCTAGGCCACGATACCCGCCGGCGCGTCGGCTGTCCAACGCGCCGGAAGTACCTGTGGTCGTAGTACTTTCGTTCAGCGGAGCGTGGCGCCGCAGTTGGCGCAGTAGGAGGTTCGACCGATGGCCTGCTGCATGTGGCAGTCCGGGCAGACCTTGCCAGCGGTGGCGGCGACGGGACGATCCGACGTGCCGGGGCATCCCGTGACGCTGCAGGCGTCGAAGGCGTTGTAGGACTTCCCGCTGAGGGCGGAGACGCCGGCGGGAACGTGCTTCGGGGTCGTGTTCGGGTGGCCGACGCAGAACCACGAGGCGCCGGCCGCGGCCGCTGGCGTAGCGACCTCGGCCTTCAGGAGGCGGACGCCGTTCCAGATGTTCTTGAGTTCCTGCCGGAGCGACGAGGCACCACCCTCGGCGGATGCGCCGTTGAGGACGACGAACTGGACTGCGAGGTCGCGGCTGAGGCCATCCTTGACGAGCCGGCCTGCCTCGATGAGCTCGCGGGTCGAGATGGGGAGGAACTCGGGGTCGATGAGGGCCTTGGCGCGGGTCTCGCCGGCGAACCGGACGAACACGGTGGCGTCATCAACGGAGCAGCCCGAGGCGTCCTGGACGATGCGGGTCTCGTTCGTCGTGTCGATGTACTCGAACTCGACCGTGAGGGCCCGGGTCATGAAGGCCGGATCGATGGCGTTGGTCCCCGTGAAGTGGAGGCCGACGTTGCCCGCCATGATGACGAAGCACTGCGGATGACGAGCGACGACATCGCCCGTGAGCGGGTTCGTGACGGCGCGGGTCGCGTCGAGGAGAGGAAGAAGGACGTTGCGGTGCTCGTCGCGGACGCGGTTGATCTCGTCGATGAGCATCACGCCTGGCTTCCCTAGTGCCTGGACGAACTCGGACGGGCGGTACTCGGTGACCGCCACGCCGTCCTGGACGACGATCTCGCGAGTCCCGAACCACGCCTCGGGGTCGGTCATGCTCGCGGAGTCGACCTTCGTGAAGGGGAGGCCAACCAGCGCGGCGAGGTACCGGGCGCCGTCGGTCTTGCCTGAGCCCGAGGGCCCGAGGAACATCAGGTTGGTGGCGGGCCGCGACTTCGCGCCGGTCACGACAGCGTGCCAGAGCTTCGCGAGTTCGGGCATCGGGATGTACTCGTGCGAGTGAGCCAGATCGTCGTCACCGACGGTCTCGCCGACGGCGAGCGGTGCGAAGTCGAGGACGCGCTTGGCGGAGCGAGGGGTCTTCGGCGCGTGCCATCGGGTCTCGCCCTTGGAGACTGCGCGGGCTTCCCAGTTCCCGCAGGCCGCAGCGGCGGCCTCGTTCGAGTGGCTGTGGACGCAGGTCTCGGTCTCCTGCCCGAAGGCGGGCGAGACGGTGGCGGCGAAGGTGCCGTCGTTGCGCTGCGAGGTCGTGGGGTTCATCGAGGTTCGTTCCTTCCGGTGTGCCTTGGCGAAGTTGCCATGGCAACCATACCGCCCCACCAGGTCGTTGTCCACAGCGTCTGTAGTACCAACACCGCATAGTACTTTCGTACTACATGGCAACGGGCCCGCCGTAGCGAGCCCGTGCCCCGGTGCTGATCGGCCTAGGACCGCGAAAGCGCCGGTGTTAGCTCCCGACCTTCGTGGCGGGTGAGACGAACTGGCGGATGGCGACAAGCGCGCTGTTCACGATGACGAGCGCGGCGGCAGCCTGGCCGAGTGCGGCCTGGAAGGTCTCGCCGTCCTGGAAGCCGAAGGCCTTGGCGACGAGGTAGATGACGACGGCGGCGCCGTTGCCGATGACGAGGGCGGGCTCACCCTGGAGTAGCGACTGGACCTGCGTGAGGAGGTCCTTGAACTTCTGCATTGGCTTCCCTTTCAGGGCTTGGCGGCGACGGTGGTCCCGTCACTCAGGGCTACGGTAACCGATGTGACGGTCCTCTGCACGGTGGGTTTCACCGCGGGCGGGATCGCGTCCTGGAGGAGCGTGACGGCCGAGGTCGGCACCCAACCACAGGGCGTGTACACGCCGGTCACCGGACCGGCGTAGAGGCCATCGAGAGCGACGAACTTGCCGTCGGTAGAGTAGGCGCGGATCAGGTAGCGCGTCGCCACCGGAGGTGTGGTTCCGACGGTGGCCCCGCCGACCTCGTGGGTGTATGGGGTCTTGGGCATGACGGCTCCGGTCTGGAGGCCGCCGCGAGTGGCGATCATGGTGACTCCTACTGGTGTGGGTGGCGGTGGTGGAGGCGGTGGCGTCGCGGCCGGAGGCCCCTGGACGATGAGAGCATTGTCGCGGTCCGAGTCGCAGTAGGTCTTGATGAAGGCCCACGGCACGTCCTTCCCGATCGGTCGCCCATCGGCGCCGCGCGCGTCGAGCGGGTCGATGATCCGGCCGTTGCCTGGGACGTTCGACGGGATGACCAGGATGCAGTGCGAGAAGGCGCACGAGGTCTGGAACCGGTAGGGCGCGGGGAGGGAGCAGTACTCTCCTCGGATGAGGACGCTCTTCCCGGCGTCAACCGCGGTCTTGATGGAGGCGAAGTCGTTCACGATGGTGGTGCGCATCTTGTAGAGCTTCAGGAGCCCGGCCTGCGCGTGCTGCATGTCGGTGCCGGCGTTGGCGGGCGCACCCTCCGCGACGCGGAGCCGCTCGCGCTCGACATCGGTATCGCCAGCGCCGACTTGGGCCCGGATAGCGGCGTTCAGCGCAGAGGCAGTGACGCACTCCACGACTTTGTGCGCTGGGAGATCACGAAGTTCACCTACGAAGCCCATATCATGTACTCCTAATGGTGGAGGAGAAGGAAGGATGAGATGACGGTAGCCAAGCCAATAGCGGTCAGGATGACCCACCGGCCGAGCCGGAAGAACTCCACAGCGGTACTGCGCATCGCGACGGCTGTAGCCGCTTCGGTAGCGGAGCGGAGCTCTAAGGTTGTCAGGCGATGGTCGAGCTTAGCAGAGTCAAGGGCCTCGACAATCGGGCGGACAACCTTCATGTCGCCGTAGAGTTCCTGGACCATGGCCTTGACGGTCATGCCGACGGAGCTGTCGTCTTCGCTCATGTCGCGACCTGGCGGTATTCGATATAGGTCGGGAGATAGATCGTCCCCGGGGTCGAGGTCTTAGCCCACGACACGATGGCGCGGGTGTTCCCGGAGGCGGTGCCAGTTAGTGCGCCGATAGCCCGGCGGTGCAGGGTCTGGATGGCGACGGTATCACCGGCAGTAGTAAACGAGTCGCCCGCGTTGCCGACGGAGAGCGAGATAGTCCAGTAGTGTGTTCCGTCGTTGGGGGTATTGACGAACGTCGTGCACGCCCAGCCGACGACCCAGACATCCCGGCGGGTGCCGAGCGTGTTCGTAGGAATGGCCGAGACGAGTGCGTCGGCCGCTGCGTAGGGCGGGGTTGCCGCGCTGTTCTGCTGGAGGGGCAGGACGAATAATTGGTCGGATAACCAGAGGGTGCCGTCGTAGTAGAACTCCATCTGGAGGTCGGAGCGGTAGTAGTGGTCGTTGGTCGCCGGGCCGGTCGGGAACGTGGTGCCCGTGTAGTTGATCGCGCCGTTGCCCTTCAACGTGAAGCCCTGCGAGGTGCTGCTGGACTGCAAGGTCGCCCCCGCGCCACCAGGAAACGCGGTGCCCGCCCCGTCGTGCGTGCCGCTGGCGGTGTTGCCGGTCAGGGTGCGCACCGTCAGCGCATCAGTGACTTGCAGCCAGTAGGTCCCAGCCCCCGTGTCGCTAGACGACTGCAGCATGTAGATGCGGACCTTGTTCGGGTCAGCGGCCCCGCCCACGGGGATCGTGGACGTGGTGACGGTCAGTTGCTTGCGCCGCCCGAAGGTCGTAGACGGGGTGCTCTTGGTGGCTCGCAGCCCGATGGCCGTCTCCCACGAGGCACCGGTGACGACGGTGTAGTTGACCGTGATGTCAATGGCCGAGCCGCCGAGGGTGGCGCTGACCGAGAAGTGGTTAGTGTCGAGCCCGGCCGCAATGACGTAGTAGTTGGTGGCTAGCGCCAGCCCGGTACCGCTGGTCAGGACCGAGAAGCGCACGATGTCGCCCGCCACCAGCCCATGGCCCGTCCACGCGATCAGGTCCGTGCTGGCCGCAGCCGTGCCCGTCTTGCCGGTCAGGTCGGCGAGCCACGAGTAGGCCACGCGGATCGTGTTGTCGGTCGTCCAGTCCCACGAGGTGTGCGGCACGAGTTGCGTCGTGACGCCGTCCCACCCGAAGGTGCGGAAGATCGAGGAGGTGGAGTCCCACACGACGCCCTTCGGGGTGGCCGACGCCGGGCTTGGGAAGTCGTGGAGCGCCGTGTTCGCCCCGGTGGAGCGCACGTACATGTAGTTGGTGGACGATCCGCTGACCGCACCCCTGATCCACCAGTTGGTGCCGTCGTCCTCCATCGAGTAGAGCACGCCCGAGTCGTAGGTCACGCCGGAGAGGGTCTTGCTGGACGAGTAGGCGGGCGTCGTCGCCCACGTGTCCACGGACCCAGTCGGATGACTCACGCTGTCGAGCAGGTAGAGGTTGGTCCCGTCCGTCTTGATGTCCACGTAGAAGGCCGAGGCGGCGGAGCGCGTGGCGACGGCGGACTGGGCGCCAGTCGAGCGCGTGACCTTCCAGACGCGGTTGGTGAAGTCCCCGTCGATGTAGGCGATGTACCAACTGGTGCCGATGCGGGTGATGCCCTGCACGTCTTGCGTCTGGGCCGCCCCGTAGGTGAGGCCAGTGAGGACCGTCTGCCGGGCGATTGAGCCATCGCTGATCTTCCACTCGACGACCTGCAAGCTAAAGATCGCGCCGTTCTCGAAGACGCCGACAGCCACCACGCAGGGGTCCGTACCGCCGCCACCCACGGCGTCGTAGTAGGCATTGGAGTAAGCCTGCAACGTGCAGCCCTGCGAGGAGGCGTCCGGTGGGGCGGCGAGTGTCAGGGCCGTGGGCCAGCCGATGCTGAGGATTGGCGCGGAGGTCGGCGCCTGCACGCCAGCTTGCAGCGTCTCGACTGACAGTTTGTTGTTGGAGATCGTCCCGTCGAACGCGGCCAAGCCGGTGGCCTCGAGGGTCGCGGCGATAATCGCGCCCGTGAACGTCGAGGCCGTCCCGTCCGTCGGGATGTTGATGGTCTGGTTGCCGCTCGCGTCGTAGGCCCGGAAGCCATACTGGTCGAGCTCGATGCGCGAGGCGATGGCGTTGCCCGCAATGATCTTCGAGACGAGCGCGAGCGTCGCGGCGAACTTGTCCGCCGTGATGGTGTTCGACGTGATCGACCCCGCCGTGATCAGGCCAGCGACGAGAGAGGCCACGACGGTGGTGTCCGAGACGGCGACACCCGGCACGACTTCGTCCGGGTCGGCCTTCGGGAAGGGCTTCCCGACCGACACCTCATAGGTTGGCGCGGCGGCGGAATTCTCGATGTGTTTGGTCCATGACGTGATCCGGTCCAGGATCGTGGTCCCGGCCTCCGTGTCCGTCATCTCCACCAGGTCGCCGAGGAAGAAGTCGACGTTCGGCTGGAAGGCGCCGTTCGGGGTGATCTGGGCCTTCGTCACGCGGGTCGGCGCGTTGGCGGCGAGGAAGGCGTCGCCTCGAGCGTTCAGACCGGCAGCGTCCGTGCTCGCGATGTCGCCGGCCGAAACGAAGCTCTCGCGGCGACCCAGGCCCGTCGGTTCGCCCGCCTGGAAGCGGATCTGGACGGTCCGCTGCGCGAGGTAGCCCTGGCCGCCGACGTAGGCCACGGAGTGCGACTGGAGCAGGTTCTGCTCGTCGTCCCATTCGTTGATGGTCCCGAGGTCGAAGTCAAGAATGACCGAGGTCGACCGGTCCGTCGGCACGATCACGTCGAACATGATCAGGCCCGTGGTGATGTCAAGGTAGGTGTACCACCCGATGCCGGCCAGGAAGCCGATGTGCCGGAGGGTCTCGCCGAGCGTGCGGTACCGCGCGTCGAGCGTGACCGTAGAACCTTGGGCGGCGTCCGTGACGGTGGCGAAGTTGGGGATCTGGCGCGACGCCACGGCGGTTGTCCCGGCGCAGGCATTCACGTAGTGCTTGATGGCCGTCTCAGCGGCGACCGTAGCGACCGAGTCGTAGGCTCCAGCGGGGACGATGATCCGCTCGGTGTCGATGAAGCCGTCCAGGCTCCGGCCCGACGCTGTGATGGTAGAGCCGACCCGCGCAGCCGTGTTCCTAGAGGTCACGACGTGTTCGATCCAGAAGATCTTGTTGCCTTCGTCGGGCAGCCAGATGAACATGCCCTCCGCCAGGGTGTTCGTCCCCGGGTCGCCGGTGTTGCAGACCAGCTTCAGCATGTCGCCGCCCCAGAACTGAGGCGTGATGTCGACGCTGACGTAGCTCGGCATCGTGTAGGACTCGGGCTCGGTCATCGCCGCCCCGAGGTCTGTGGTCTGGAGGACGACTACACGCGACTGGCTCATGCCCCGCGGACCGCCGGGCGGTAGACGACGGACAGGGCGCCGGTCGCCGAGCTACCCGACCACTGGATGTTGTTGGCGCCGACCGCCAGGTGCGTGACGTACCGCGAGGTGTGGTCGAGGTACTTCGCCCAGTTGGTCACACCGTCGAGGAGGATGGTGATGGTTGGGCCGGCGTAGACGGTCAGGGTGTGGCCGACGGCGATGGTGTTGTTGATCTTGAACACCGCGCCCGTCGTCACGTTGGTGATGATCGGGTTAGTCATCGGGCCGATGACGTACTTGACGTAGGCCACGCCGTCGCCCGTGTTCTGGCAGTTGACCGGGGTAGAGGCCGTCGGAACCGAAGTCGTCGTGTCCGAGGTCGGCGTCCACCACGGGTCGCCGCACTCCCACTCGATGTCGCAGGCGATCACGCCAGCCGACTGCCGCGCCGTCATCGGCATGCTCAGGTGTGTGACGCCACCCGAGAGCTGAAGGTCGGCGAGGCCGCCACCACGAACGAGCTTGATAGTCCCTTCCACCAGCGACGCCAACGCCTCGAGCGGAACCTGCGCCATGCTCGTCGCGAAGGCAGCACGCTTGACCCACAGGTCATTGCCGTCGGTGCCCTGGATGAGGAACGTCGCCGAGATGACACGGTGGTCAACCTTGACATCCAGGTGGGTGACGCCCCGCTTGCCTGGGGTCTTGACCGAGACGTACTTGGCCGACGAGGGGCCGAGGCCGTCGAGACCTGTGAGGCGGTACGGGTTGAGCGTCCCGTTCGCAAGGTGCGATCCCGTCGCCAGGGTGATGGCCGGCTGCCCCACGGGCGTCCAGATCAGTTGTGTCGTGTCCCAGGTCATCCCAGGCCTCCTGCCAGTTGCGTCTCGAGCGAGGCCTGGCGGAGCGCGCGCTTCGTCGCGGTCGTGACCTCCTCAGGGTCGCCTCCGTTGATGGTCTGGTAGATCTGGATCGGGCGCGGAGCGCTCTGGGCGCTCCCGCCGGCACCGTCGAGCATCTGCTGCGAGCGACCGTGCGGGTACACCGCGGTGCCACCGGGAAGCTTCGCGAGCTCAGGCCCCTTCTCGCCCACAACGGCCCACCCGCCCGCGAAGGATGGGGTGCCCGACGCAAGGTACCGGAACTTCGGGACGCCGACGCCGCTCCAGTCCCAGTTGACCGGTCCTACGTGCACAGAGAGCTTCACTGAGTCCACGGCGTCGATCACGCCGTTGACGATACCGATGACGGCGTTGATGGCTGTCTTGATGGCTTGAGGGACCACGTTGAAGAGGCCCGACACTAGTGACGCGAAGAGCTTGATGGGAGCGGTGATGATGTTGATGGCCGTGGTGACGATGTTGACAATGAAGTCCCATGCGGTCTTGATCCCGAGCTTCAGGTTGTCGAAGGCCGTCCCGATGAACTTGGCCACGACACCGATCCCGAGCTTGATCTTGTCGCCATAGACCTGCCAGGTCAACTGGAGGGCCTTGAACACGAGCGCGACCACGGCGATGACGGCGATCACCGGGGCGAGAGCAATGAGCGTCGCGGCGGCTGCGGCCGCGGCGGAGATGGCCCACGCGCCGAACGCCGCGACCAGGACCGTGCCGACCACGATGGCGATCATCTGACCCTGCCCGCCGAACAGGTTGGCGACGAAGTCGAAGGCAGTGGCCAGCGCCGGAAGGACGTTGTCGCTAATCCACTGGAACGCAGTGCCGAGGGCCGGGACCACGTTGTCCGACACCCAGTTGATGGCGCCGACGAGCTGCGGGATGACCTTGTTGACCACGAACTGGAAGACAGTGACCAGGACCGGGACCACGTTCTTGGAGATCCAGTCGATGGCGATGCCCGCCAACTTGAAGGCCGTCCGAACGCCGTCCATCGCTGTCGAGACGATGGTCCGGAGGAGCGGGCCATTGGCGTCCACCCAGTCACTGAAGGTCTGGAGCGCGCCGAGCAGTGACGGGAGGACGGCGGTGACGAGCGGCATGATCGCGCGTCCCGCCGTGTCCATCAAGTTAGACCACTCGGCGCCCGCCACCTTGAGCTGGTTCGACAGGTCGTTCTGGCCCTTGGCGAACTCACCGTTGGCCACGGCGCCGCGCTGGAGGATGAGGGCGTAGGAGGCGGCGGCCTTGGCGTGGTCCGTGAGTGCGCCCTTACCCTTGTAGAGGCCGAGCGTCATCGCCTCCTGCTTGATCATGATCGGGGTGATGACGATGCCCATCTGCTTGAGCCCGCGGGTCTGCCCGGCGAGGCCTCGAGTGATCGCCGACAAGGCGTCGCTGACAGGGATGTTCTTCATCGCCGCGAGGTTCGCCGCAGTCTTCAGGAGCTGCTCGGACATGCCCGAGGCCTGCGCCTGCGTGAAGCCCATGGCCTTGGCGATCATGCCGATGCTGGCCTCGGCCTTCAGTGCTTCGGTGTCGCTCACGCCGTAGGCGGCGGCCTGCTGCTTGTTCCAGGACTCAACAGCGTCGCCGGCCTTGCCGTAGATGCGGGTGAAGTAGTCCGCGGCCTTGATGTTGTCCTCGGCCTGCTTCGTCGCGTCCCCGAAGAAGCCGATGGCCGCGCCGGCGACGGCCGCGAAAGCCGCGGCGCCCACCATGGCGAACTTGCGGAAGCTCCCACCGGTCTTCGTGGCGAAGCCCTCGGCGTTGGCGTGCGCCTTATCCAGGCCACGGTCGAACTTCGCGTGGTCGATGGAGAGGAGGGCGGTGAGGGTGCCTACATTCATGAGACTATTCTACCCGGGTGCTCTCTCACTTTCTGGAGGCGAAGAGCCTGTCGAAGACCAGCTCGGCTTCCTTCGGGTCCTGGATCGCGCCAACGTCGCTCTCGGGTCGCGCCCCGAGCTCCACTCGGTTGTGGATCGCCGCGACGGTCGCGCTCCCGGGCGAGAGGCCTCGCAGGAGGACGAGGAACCGCCGCCACGACAAGGTCGGGGCGACGGCGGAGAGGTCGAGCGCGTACTCCCGGAGAAAGTCGGACTCTACGAGGGCCCAGTCTTCGAGGACCGAGAAGTTGTCCCCGCTCGCCGGCGGGTCGCTCGGTTTCCCTGGTTCGGGCCACCTTGGTAGGTGGTCAGGACGAGCTCGAGGAGGTCAGGAAGCTCGGCCATCGTGATGCGGCCGGCGTTGAGGATCGCCATGAACTGCTCTTCGCCGCCGAACAGGTCGGCACCGAGGCGGCTGATGGTGTCCGAGTCCATCTCCCCATCAGCGCCGATGCGCTTCTGGACGGCGAGGAGCTCGAACGCCAGCGACGCCGGCAACGAAGGCGGAAGGTCGAAGATGGTGCCGCCCACCCGAAGGTGAAGCGGCTCCTTCTTCTGTTCGGCGCGGAAAGCGTCGAAGTCGATGAGATCGGGCACGGTGCCCCTTTCTCCGCGTCAGCGGTTAGGCGTAGGTGACGGCGCCCGTGACCATGAGCTTGACCTGCCAGGTCGAGGCGTCGTTGTGGCCGCCCGACTGCAGGGTGACTTCCGCGCTCGCCTTGAAGGTGATCGTGTGGCCACCCGGGTTGGCGATCTGGAAGGTCTCCTGGGCGTGGACGCCGACGGCCTGGGCGAGGGTCTCGACTAGAGCCTGGCCGGGATCGCGCGTGCCGGCGACGATGTCCATGAGGACGTGGCCCGACAGGGTCCACTCGTCGCCGCGCTGGGCCATGATGTGCTCGGCGTGACCCGCGGACTGGAAGTCCGTCACGTCGGTCGTCACGCTGGACGGCGCGTGCGAGATGGTGTTGAGCCCGAGGATCTGGGTGTAGCTTCCACCCGCGCCCGAACCGAGCCCGTTGTCGATGCTGACGGTGATGTCCCTGGCGAGGAACTTGCTGATGTGCGCGGTCATCTTCTCTCCTATGCCGTCGGCCTGAAGGCCGTGGCGTTCTCCACTTCCAGCCGGAAGTTCATGCTATAGCGGTACCGGCCGGATGAGTCGGGACCGAGCCTCGTAGGCGAGGATTGTACACCGACGCAAGACACCAGGTAGGCGCCGGACGGGAGGACGATGCCGTTGAGGCCGTGGAGCGCCGAGTAGAGCGTCGCGCACATCGCGGGAGCCCACACCGCGCCTGAGTCCCCACGGACGATGATCTGTACGTGAGGCTCGTCGAAGTAGTTCTTGGAGTCCGCCTCCGGGCCGCCCTGCGTGTAGACACCCACGGCTTCGTTCGGCGCGTCGGGCAGGTCGTCAATGAAGATGTTCCCGCCCGGGCCCTCGGTGTAGACCAGGCCCGCGACAGCGGAGCCCATGTACTGCGCGAGGTCGATGTAGGCCGGCGTCGTCATCGGAAGTTCTCCTTGAGCATGTCGCCCATCACGGCGCCGATAGCGGCATTGTCCTCAACCAGCGTGGCCTCGAGCCACTTCGGCCGGCCGTTGGTGAAGTTGAACTCGGGGTTCTCGTGGATGTAGTGCGCGTAGGGCGACGAGTACCGGATCGTGGCGGTGCCGGACTTCGGGCGCGACGTGACCTTGCCGCTCTCCTTCAGAGCACCCGTGTCCGTGGGCACCGTGAGGTTCGCCTGGTCGAGCGCGTAGGTCGCGCCGGCGAACGTCGCGGCGGTAGCGGCGTCGACCGCCATGTTCTTGGCCTTCTCGCCCTCCCACTTGATCTTCACGAGCGCGCCCATCAGGACCCGCCTCCGGAGCCGACGGCGCCCTTCGCGTCCCAGTTCCCGAGTGTGATCTCCCAGTGGGTCGGGCGCACGGCGTCCGGCATGGCGGCACAGGCGATCACCCGGAAGACCTTCCCGGTCGACTTCATGGTGACCTTCGACTCAAGGGCCAGCGGGCCGGACTCGGGGCGGATCGCGCCCTTCGCCGTGATGTTGACCGACCGGCCATAGGAGTCGAAGCCCAGGGAGTTGTCCGGCTGGACGAACGCGCGGATAGTCTTGGGGACGCGGAACAGGGGACCGAGGGCTCCGGCCGCCTCGAACTCCTCGACGATGAGGCGATCCCGAAGGACTTGGCTCGGGATCTTCATTAGCGTGCGAAGGTCGTTGCCGACAGCAGGTTGACCTGGCGCAGGGCGCGCTTGGCCCGCGGTGCGAGGCGGTCCGGGAGTTGCGAGATGTTCAGCATCTTCCCGACCGTGATCGACCCGCGGAGGCCTTCGATGTCGTGCTCCTCGCCGGTCTCGAGCCAGAACTCCACCTGCGCGACGCAGGCCAGAGTCAGTGCCTGCTGGTAGTTCGCGGTGGTGTAGGGCGGCACGGCGTAGGGGCTCGGCGGGATGTAGCCCGAGTAGGCGTACTGGTAGATGGTGCCATCCCAGGCCAGTTGCGACCGACGGTTGGTGACCTCATAGAGGAGCTCCGAAGCTCGCATCAGGAGGCGGCTTGCGTCGGGGTCTACAGGGGTCGCGTACTCGGGTCCGAGGTACGCGAGGAGGTCCGCGGCGGTCGCGTACTGGGTGATCGGAAGGCCGATGGCGCTAGTCATGAGAGCATCTTACACCATGCGCGGGAGACACTCTGAGAGGCCCTAGAAGGCCTGTCTCCACGTAGGCACCCCGATCTGGCTAGTAGTTTCCGCCCGCTCGGACCGCACCGATGTGAGTCACGAGCTCCTCTCCCGACCCCAAGTAGGCCATCCGGGAGGCCGGGTCGTGGTTCAACTGGTCGGTGTAGAGCCGCTCGCTCGACGGTCCTGCGGGCCACATCTCGGCCTTCACCAGGTCCCGCGCGAAGAGGCTCGGGTTGGCGGTGAAGTACTCGCGGTGCTCGATGAAGCCGTCCCGCTGGGTGTAGGCCTCGGGGTGCTCTTTCAGGATCGACCCCGCCTCGAACTCCCGCGGGTAGAACGGGTGGCGCAGGAGCGCGAGCTGCCGGAGGTGCGGGTTGGCCGTCAGGATCTGCGCCATCTTCTCGAGCTCGACGGGCTGGTCGTAGGTGAAGTCGTCCTCGGCGAGGAACACCCAGCGGGAGTCGCAGCGCCGGCTGAGGTAGGTCCACATCGCCCGCATCGAGCCGGTGTAGCCGAGCCGCGCCTCGGGCCCGACTACGTAGAAGTCGGGGAAGGTATGGCGCAGCCACTGCTTGTAGTCGTAGTCCCCCGAGTCGTCGTAGATCACCCGCTTCGTGATGTTGCCCTTCACGTTGGCGAGCAGCGAGGGGATCGACTGCTCGATGTACTCGCGACGGCCGTCCGTGTGGACCACGACCGTGACGGACTGGTTGGCCACGCCCGACCCATCCCGCAGCTCGTTGAGCGTCGGCCACCACCCGTCCCAGTCCTCGAGGCCGAGGCGCCGGGCGTGCTCTGCAAGCTGGGTGTCGTCGTAGACCAGGTTGGCGATGTCGCGCTTGAGCTCGGCCTCATCGCTCGGCTTCAGGCGGTCCGTCTTCCCGTAGTCCCGGCGGAGCGCGACCATGTAGCGGCGCCCGAGCCGGGCGTTGTAGATTGCCTCCGCCGAGTAGTTCCCGTCGAGCCCCTTCGAGCTGGTGCCGACGCCCGACGTCCGCGGGTGCCAGAAGTGGTAGACGTTGCCCTCGACCCGCTCGTGCCCGTAAGCCACCGCGGCGGACTGGAAGGCCATGTCCTCGAAGCCCCAGCCACGGAACCGCTCGTCGAAGCCGCCGATGGCCTCCCACGCGGCACGAGGGATGGCGAAGCAGCACGACCAGGAGAGCGCCGTCGTCTTCCCGACGATGATGTCCACGTCGGACTCCTCGCCGTCCCACTCGTTGAGCGGCCGGCCGAACACGTCGAGCTCGAAGCCGAGGTCCGGCTCGATGAGCTTCATCGTCGCTTCCTTCGTCAGGCCGCGCCACTTCCGATGCGCCCACGTGACGTGCCCGGTCTCGGCCGCGATGCGAACGGCCTCGCGCACGTGCGAGGGCTCGATGAAGATGTCGGCGTCGATCACAACGGCGATGTCCCACGGCGCGTCTGCGTCGGCGAGGCGCGCGGCAGTGTTCATGGCGGCGGAGCGGTTGAAGCTCCCCACGTCGTGGTTGCCCTCGTAGATCGGCCACTCCGGGTGGACCGTCTCCCAGCGCAGTTTGCAGAAGGCCCAGATCCGGTCGCGGGTCGGCTCGCCCGCGCGACGCGGGACGAGCAGCACGACCCTCACAGGCCGGCCGCCTTCAGCGCGGCGGCGTCCGCCTTCAGGCCACCGTGGTCGCGCCAGTCCTGGAAGGCCAAGTCATCGGCGTGCGCCGAGTCGTAGGAGTAGACCTCGTGGTAGGTCGCGTCCCACTCGGCCTTCTCGACCGTCGGGTGCATGTGCTCGAAGACCACGCCGGGCATGTAGCGGAGGATGCCGGCCGCCTTGCCGAGGGCCTTCCACCCATCGTCCACGTACTGGTGCCGGCAACACGGGAGCGCGAGCCACCCGAGCGCGCGACGGACCTCGGGCGACATGAAGATGGCGGTCGGGTGCTGATCGTTGTGGATGAGGTCTTCACCGAACGCGATGCCCGGGCGGTTCAGAGTGTCGCGGGTACGCTCGTCCCACCCCTGCGTCCGGAAGAGCACGTCGTCCCCGTAGGCGCCGAGGATGTCGTCGGCGTGGAAGGCGGCAGCCCAGTTCAGCGACGCCGAGTAGCCCACACGTTGCGGGAGCACGATGGCGTCCCGCCCGTAGCCCGAGTCGTCGGGGTCGGTCAGCGCGAGGACGCGCACCTGGTCTGGACGCGCCGCCGTGTCGAGCGCGCTCTGCGCCATGTCGCGCATGCGCGCGGGTCGACCGCGCGACGGGACGAGGATGGTGATCATGAGCCCTCCCGGATCTTGGTGGATGACTGGCCCGTCGTGCGCGGGACGAAGACAATCTCAATGCAGAAGCTCTCGAGCATGGCGTCCGTCATGTCGAGCTGCTTCAGGTACCGCTCGCGCGGGAGCCAGTCGTCGCCGATGGCGATGACTGTCGCGCCCGACCGGTAGATGGCCACCCAACTGTGACGGCCCGTGCCCTGGTAGACCTCGTCCACCTCGGGCCGGAGTTCAAGCGCCACGCGACGCTCCTCGTAAGTCTGCGTCGGCCAATGGCCCTTGTACTCGCGGATGAAGTCGCTCGAGTTGAGCGCGACAACCACCCGGCCCTTCGGCCCGGCGAGCTCGCGACAGGCCTGGAGGAGCTCGATGTGGCCGACGTGGAACGTGTCGAAGCTCCCGAGAGTCAGGACCGTGCGGCTATGCACCGACCCAATCCTCTACGACTCGGGCGGCTCTCGGGCCAGCTCCGCCACGGTAGGCGTAGACAAGGCCCAAGGCATGTTCGCGTTCACGTTGCTGAGCTTCCGTGTCTCTCAGTGCATCTGAGACCGCTGTTCTCAGATCCGTGGCCTTGTCGACGTTGATGCCGACCGTCGAGGCCTCCCAGAACCGAAGGCCGTGGTTGACGTCACGGCGGTAGAAACTCGGGTTGAGGAGGAGCACCGGACGGCCCGTGGAGGCGAACTCGAAGATGCTCGAGGAGTTGTCACAGGCGTAGAGGTCGGCGCGCTCCATCACCTCCGTGAGGGACTCGACGGGTTCGATCCCGACCTGGCGGTACCACTCCTTGACGCGACCGAAGATGCGCGGGTGGGCGTGGCCGAGGACGTGCCGCTGTTTCGCAAGGAGGCTCACCTGCTCCCTATATTCAACGAAAGCGGTTCTAGTTTCAGCAAGGATCTGGCAGTCCCAGTGGAAGCTCACGGCGACCGTGTCATCGGGCGTCCCGATGCGGTGCGGGAGTGTGTCAAGCTTCGGGCACCCGACCACCTCGATGCGCGCGTCGGGGTAGCGCTCGCGGTCGCGCGACGCCGGGTGAGGGCCGGGGTGGAGGAAGAGCTCGGCAGTGCGGCGGATGCCACCGGCGTAGGACGGATGCCACGACGAGGGCGTGCCGGGGTGGCCACCGTAGGACTGGCCCGCGCCGTGCTCCATGATGGCGATCCGGCGTCCGAGGTTCTCTGCGATCTGGAGGTCTCCGAAGCCCGCGACGAGCGCCGGGCCTGGGCCCTTCACGGCCCGCGATGTCTCGCCCGGACCGTACAGCGTCCACGGGATGGTGAGAGCGTCGAGGACCGGGCGAAGGTGGTCGGAGAAGTGCGCCTCGGAGGCGAAGACGTCGAGCATCTGGTTCCTTTCATGAAACGAGGGCGCCCCGAGTTGGGACGCCCTCATTCTACCACGCGAGGTGGTTCGGGTTAGCTACCCGAGGAGCCGGTGATCGCGTACCCGGCGTCAGCTGCGATCAGCTTGCCGTGCTTGCGCTCGTTGCCGTACTTGAGCCCGATCTCCCCGTAGATCTGGGCGTCCTGGCTCGACCCGACCTTGGCCAGAGGCTCAAGGAAGAGGAAGCCCTTGCCCGGGATCTCCAGGATGGCCGGCGACAGGTCCTCGAGCGACGCCACGATCATGGTGTCCTTCGGGACGTACCGGTCGAGCATGACGTTGAGGACGCCGAAGTCGGTCTGGATCGTCTGGACGGACACGCCGCCGACGGTCCGGGACTGGTTGTAGAAGCCAGCCTTCAGGTCGGTGATGAAGAGCTTGGTGATCAGGCGCCGCATCGTCGAACCGACGATGAGCGTCCGAGTCTCGCCCTCCTGGATGCCGCCGTTGTCGTACACGCTCTGCATGAGCGTGAGGACATTATCGACGGTCGGGACCTTGTCGTGCATGTTCTGCACGTTGGTCACGATGGCCTCGAGAAGACCCCGGGTCTGACGGGCCGTGACGTTGTCAGCGGGCTCCGCGAAGACGCCGTTGATGAAGCTGTCGTTCGTGTCTCGAGCGATCTGCTTCAGGGCCTGGGTGACCTGCCAGTCGTACTCGTTCTGGACCGGGTTGCCGCCGGCCGCGGTGATGACGGCATCACCATTGGTCGTCAGCGCGCCGACCGCGGCGAGCTTCGTGTACGAGATGCTCAGCGCCTCATGCACGATCTGGACCACGTTGTGGGCGTTGGCCCGCACGCGGTTGCCGGCCGACGGCGCAGCAGCACCTTCGAGCCGACCCTTGGTCGCGTCGGACGCGGCCAGGTCGTAGAACTCCCAGTCGAAGCGCTTGGCCTGGACGGCCTCGCCGCCCGTCAGTCCGCCGATGGCAGACAGAAGGGGCGTGTCCTCGGGAGAGATGTCGAAGAGATCTCCGACGAAGTTGGGAAGGTTGAAGGTCGTTCCCTGACCCGTGATACCGGCCAATTGGCCTCCTATTCGGTGTGTGGAGGTGCCTGACCGGTCACCAGCCGGTTAGGACGTGAGCGCTGCTTGTCGAAGCCGAAGTGAGCGGGCCTCAGCGCGAGCAACCTGGCGTTCCTGTTGGGTCGCGCCCGACTTCATCGCTGTTGCGTCCAGCTCCCTGATCTTCTCGGCGAGGGTGGCCGCCGCTGCTCCGGAGAAACCGTCCGAACCTGATGTCGCAGGCGCCGTGACGCCCTTCTTCAGGAACGGGCTTGCCTTCAGCAGCCCCGCGACAGCCTCCTTGGCTCCCGCGACATTGCCCGCCTCGTCCACCGTGATCTGGTCGCTCGACGCGAGCAGAGCAGCGATGATGTTGGCGTCCGCAGCCCCCTGGCTGGTTGCCTCGTTCAGGATCGAAGACTTGCGGATGAGGCCCTTCGCTGTCGCCAGCGCGGCGTCTCGTTCCTGCTCGGCCTTCGTGGCCTTCGCGAGTGCTTTCTCCTCGGCGGTCTTCTGACCGAGTTCGAGTTCGTCGGCCCTCGCGGCACGGACTTTCAGAACATCGTAGTCAGCGAACTTGGTGGCTTCACGACGAAGCCGGTCCGCGACGATGGTGTTGAGCTCTTCCTGCGTGAAGGTCTTCCCGGCCACAGCGCCCGCTGCTCCACCCGTATCGGGTGCGCCACCTGTGCCGTCGGTGGCTGGATCTTGTCCTGGCATTCTCTTCCTTTCGGTCGACCGCGCTAGTTGGCGGTTAGGGCGAAAGGATACCATTGCCTCCGGAGGTTGTCGCGCGGATTACTTCGACAGGAGGTTCTGGACGTAGAGCGAGCCGTTGAAGTCGGCGTAGGAGGCGTGATGCGCCCCGCCGTAGCCCCGGTGGTGCTTCGCGCACAGCCACATGAAGTTCGCGTCGGTCTCGGCCCAGTTGGCCACCTTCTCGGGGTCAGTGAGATCCGGGAAGTCGACTTCAAGCGCCGCGATGCTCACCGCGTTGAGGACCGCGAACTCGAGGAAGTGGTGGTGGAGCTCGAGGCCGTTACCGTTGGCGGGCTGGACGAGGGGCCCGCCCTGCGCCGTCGCGCACTCGTCGAAGCCGACGCGACACCCGACGAAGCAGACCGCGTTGCCCTGGTTGGCCGCGTGGAAGGCGTTGAAGGCGTGATAGTGCGGATCGTCCGCCCGGGGTTGGTGGTCCGGGTAGGCGATGTGGTAGTGGTTGGTGACCTGCTGCGAGTGCGCGGGCGTGACGAGGACGCCGGGCGTGACGATCCCTGGCATCGGTTAGACCTGCGACTGCACCGGGGCTACCGGGTAGGGCGGCGGGACAACCGGCGGGTTCGCCCGCGCATCGGGCGCGTAGCCCGGGAAGTCCTCGCTCTGCGCGTCGGAGGTACCCTGACCTTCGGCGTCCATCGACGTGACCTGGATCGGCGTGGCACTCGGGGCGGTCTCGTCGTTGATCCGCGACGTCTCCGCCATGACCTCCGAGTCCGTCCACTCCGGGTGGATGATCCGCACGCGGGTCTCGACCGAGGCCGACTGCGCGGCGAACAGGAGCTGGACCGTCTGCGCCAGCTCCATAGGCTGGTCGATGATGGAGTCAGAGATGGCGACCGCCGGGCGGAACGGCTCGACGCCGCTCTCGAACACGGCCTGGTCGATGTAGGTCATCGACTCGAGGACCGACGCGACGGCGCGCTCCCACCAACCGCCCTTCCGGCGGAGGGTGAGGTAGGTCCGGTGCTCCCGGATCCGGAGAGCGGTACCGGAGTCGGCGTGGCCCGCGACATTGAAGCCGAAGGTGTTGCTCGAGTAGCCGGCGTTGGAGATGATCCGCTCGACCAGGTTCTCGGCCGTCGCCTCGTGCTCCTTGAACCGGATGGCGAACTGGTTGGCGAGCATCGCGCGGGAGTCCGCGCCCATGCCGGGCTCCATGTCCATCGGCGTGTAGATCTCGTGGTCGAGCGAGAAGGTGCCCGAGTCATCGAGGAAGTCGCGCGGGACGATGAGGCGGGCCTTCCCGAGGCGGACGTCGCGCATCCACGAGGCGTAGGTCTCATCCAGCGCGTCGAGGAGGCCCTCGCTGCCCTGGTAGTCCGACACGCCCAGCGGGCTGTTGCGCCAGATGCGGTTCGGGCGGATGTTGGGAATGTACTCCACGTCGAGGTGGGTGACGCCCGGGACCGTGATGGTCGGCTCGAGCCCGGCGGTCTGCGGGTTCTGCGTGAGGGACACGCGACGCCCGAGTTGCGTGGCAGTGCCGACGAAGAGGCCGTGGTCGATCATCGCCTGGCCATCCTTCACGTAGTGGCACTCGAGGTGGCGGGTGATCGTGTTGCCGTTGGTGAGGACGATGCGGTGGAAGGTGACCTCGGTCATGACACCCCAGCGGAAGGTCGGGATCGCGGCGTCGGCCTGCGCGACAGCGAGGATCGGCCAGTCAGCGACGTTCTTGTCCCACGCGGGGTAGATGTACACGCCGCCCATCGCGGCCGCGGACTCTGCGGCCTCCGAGAGCCGGCCCTGGACTCCGCCGAGAGCACAGATCTCGAGGAGCCGGGTCTCGGCCTTCTGAGCCGGCGACGGCGGAGGCGGAGGAGCCTTGGGCTTCGCGACAACGGCCATCATTGGCGGAGCAGTCGTGGGGATCGGGGCCTTGGTCGGGGTGCCGCCGAAGGGGGAGGGCTTGGCAGCGACACTCGGGGCAGGCGCCGTGTTCGGAACGGACGAGACCGATCCCGGCACCGGCGAGGCCGGCGCGCCAGGAGTCCTCACGGGCCCAGCGAGAGCCGGTGCCGGCGGAACGATCACGAAGGCGTCCTCCGCGGTGTCCTGCGGTTCGGCGCGAGCTTCGGGGTGGCGGATGCGCGGCATCTCGCCGAACAGGAGGGCGCCGCTCAGCGACGCCAGGTCAGAGGCGAGCGGGACGTGGAGCAGGGCGCGTTGTGCCTGGCTCGGAAGCTGGCCGGCTCGCGACCAGAACCTCCACCACGGCGCGCGGTCGTTGCCGGCCGGGATGACGGCGCCGTAGATCTCCATGAGGCGCTGCGGCTCGCCGGCGTACCAGGCCGCCCACTCGGCGAACTTCGAGTACATTCCGGCTTCGAGCGGAGGCGGCCAGGGCATGTCGCCCGAGGGGAGTGTCATGGCGGTATCCTACGCCAAGGCGAGGCGAGCTTTCTGAGCGAAGGGGCAGTCCGAACCGGGGCAGAGTCCGTTGTGGTGCGCGAGCAACTCCGCCAGCGCGACAGCCAGGTCTGACTTCGCCGCCTGGGCCGCCTGGTAGGTGGCTGAGTCCACTGAGACAGGCTCATGCTCCGGGATCGTGTCGTCGTACCCCTCGAGGTGGAAGACCTTCCCAGTGGCGCGGCCCGCGCCGACCTCAGCGCCGCAGATCCCGCAGATCGTCACGAGATCACGTAGAGTGTGCCCTCGATGGACACCTCGAACGAACGCCCCTCCCGCTGCCCGAGGCGGAAGTCCTCGCGGCACAGGAAGCAGACGGGGACACCAGTGATGGTGCCCCGAAGGTCCTGAACCTCGAGGAGTACCTCGGCGACGTTGTTACAGAGGAGGAACTGGCACCGCGCCTTCCGGGACGTGATCGCGTGCGCCGCGATGGCCTTCTGCAGGGGACCCGGCTCGAGCCCGCGGATCATCAACGGGGTCCCGCAGTCCTTGCAGAGGACCGAGTCGGGTTGCGACGTGTGCGACAGGCCCGGGTCGCGCGCAGGACATTGGTCATCGCGCGTCGGGAACATCGCGTAGCCCTCGCGGTAGGCCCAGTCGTACGGCCTCATCCTGTCGCTCCTTCAGCCTGTCGACCCTGGCCGTGTAGCCGCGGTCGACCCCGTAGACGTGCTTCCAGGCGTGGTTATTCCCGCGCCGCTTGTGCGCCGCCTCTGCCATCCCGGCCTGCCGCGCGACCTTTGTCATGCCGCCACCAGGATGGCGCGCTCCACGCGCACCCGCTCGAGGCCGCGAGGGATCGACCCGTCCACGCCGATGTCGGCGATCACCAGCTCGGCGAGGTAGCGGTCCCAGGGACCTTCGTCCAGGTAGACCAGCTCGCCGCCCTCACGGAAGAAGGTGCGGACGTACCACATCACCATCCCTCGGCCTCCCGGTCCTGGAGATAGATCGGCATCCAGATCGTCTCGGCCCGCTCGGGCGTCGTGATCCAGAAGGCCTGCGCGGCGTCCGCAGGCGGGACGTTGATCCCGAACGCGAACTCATCCATGCCCTTCATGGTGCCGCCCATCTTCACCCCGGGGATGTTGATGAGCTGGTGGAGGTGGCCGAGGATCATGGTCTCCATCGGGAGGCCGGCGGCCGACTGGCGCTTGCCCTTCCGGTGCGACCCGAGGGCCAGCGGGGCGAACGCGCCCGAGATGCCCGTGCCTCCGTGGAACTGGTCACCGTGGGTGAGCAGGTAGTTCCGCTCGTAGACCTCGATGTTCATGTCCATGGAGGTCGACACGTTGACCACCACGTTCGAGCCGCGGTCCTTCAGGCGGTCGCGGATGATCGACCAGAAGAGCCACTCGAAGTTGTCGTAGACCCGCCCCTTGAAGACGGACTTGATGGCCTGGCGGCCGTGGTTGCCGACGACGGCGTCCACCTCGACGTTCCCGCCGTACTCCCGCTCGAGCATCTCGAAGCCGGCCATGATCGGCTCCTGCGCGTTCAGGACGGTCTGCAGGATCCGCTCGTAGTTCGACTCCTTGAGCTCGTGGTGGATCTCACCCGTGAAGAGGTCGCCCGTCGCGGGGACGATGAGGCCCTCGATGTAGACACCCGCGACGTAGGACCGCGGGAGCGTGACGATCTTCTCGAACCACCGGGCCATGCGCAGGTCGGCGATCCGCTCGTCATAGGCGTTGAGCCAGAGCACTTCGTCGGGCTTCACGACTTCGCCGAGGTGCCAGTCGGTCATCTGCGCCATCGCCGTAGCGACGTGCCCGACACCAATCCGCGGCTCCGTGCGCCACTCGGGGACAGAGATGGGCTCCTTGCGGGCCGCGTCGTAGAAGCCGACGAGGGCCTTGAGCTCGGCCATCTCCTTCGACTGGGCCTCGAGGTCGGCGCGGAGTTCGCGTTCGACCCGGGCGCTCCAGGCGTTGGCCTCGCGGCGCTCGTCCAGACGTTCGGATGGAGTGTTCATCGGTGCCTCCGTTGGCGATGGTTGAGGACCGAGGACTCCCCGACGGTTGGGCCGACGTAGTCCGTGTCTTCGTTGATCTCGGCCGCGACGAGCGCCGAGCCGTAGCGCGGGTTCGAGATGGCGTCCGTCCAGCCGCGACGGTCCTTCTCGTTGAGGGTGCTGAGCCAGAAGCAGACCCGGCATTCAGTGAGGGTCTTCCGCGCCTCGAGGCGTTCGGTCGGTGAGGGCATCCGCTACTCCTTTCTGATGTCCCGCGGACGGACCCAACGGCGGGCGATCCACCAGTTGAGGAACCGTTGCGGCGTATACGGGAGCCGCACCTGCGTCGCCCAGAAGGCGTCATCAAGGCGGGCCGTGTTGCGGTCAAGTGCGGGCCCGATCTCGGGTTCGTCCTCGACGTAGATTATCGCACGGATGGGGGTCGGGAACCAAGCTACTTTCGGGTCGCTCACTTCTGGAGGGGCTTCCAGATGAACCAGCAGTTCGGGCAACGTCGCTGGCCCCACCGGGTCTGCGGCCGTGCGCCGGAGTCGACGCTGATGAACTTGCCGCAAAGCATCACTTCGCAGTTGTCCCGCGACTCTACGTGCCACGGATCGACGGGTGTCTCCTGAACGTAGAACCATTGTCGCTCGTCCCGCGTCACCGGGGCGCGCTCCCGATGTGGAAGGACCCACAGAGTGTGCAGCCGTAGGCCCGAACATTCGCTGTTGTGTCGCGTTCGTTGATCGACCGCGCGACACGCTTAGCGAGCTTCTCGTCGGGGTAGGCCTTCTTCCGGGTGCAGGCCCGCTGCGGGTCGGCGTCGGGGTAGTTCGTGTGCATCACGAGGTCTCGGGCGGCGTTGCCGGCAGGAAGATCGGCCCGACGAGCGTGTGGCGGAGGACGAGGAGGTGGATGCCCAACCGGCGGTGGTCCTTGGCCATCGTTCGGAACGGCGGGATGGGCCCGTGACCAGACGGAGCGTCGCACCCCTTGATGAGGCACTTCATGACCTTCGGCGCTACCTTCTTCCTAGTCATCCGCGTCTCCATTCATGAGGTACCCGACCATGTCGGGATTGTCGCGCAGCGTGTGGACAAGCGCAGGCGCGAGAGCCGTGATCATGTCCTCCTCCGTCGTACCCTTGGGTCGCAGGACCCGGGCCGTGTGGAACACGACATGGAGGACCTCGTGGAGGTAGGTCTCCACCCGCTTGTCATCCGCTGCTTCCGGGTCGAGTTCGATCCGCCCACGGTCAAGGTGCGTCCGCCCGAGAAGCTTCCCGTGCTTCTTGTCCTTCAGGCCCTTGACGAAGGTCACGGTGTAGCGCTGGCCGAGGACGCGGAAGTCAGTTGGTGCGCGCGTCTCGTGCTTCATCCGGGTCCTCCTTCCGACGTTCCAGAACCATGATGCCAACGCCACCTTCCACCTCCTGGTTGAGGACGAGGCCGGCCTCGACGATGGACTGGATGATCTCGAGCGACTCGGCGGCGCCATCATAGTCCTCGGCGCCAAGGATGTCCGCCAGGATCTCGTGGTTGTCGTGCTGGTGGCCGCACCCCGGGCGGCGACGCCG